TGGACATCTACATCTACAGCAACAACGACATGGACTTGTCGGACAGGAACAACAGGATCTTCAGCTTGTTCAACAAGGACATGTTTGACTACAAGGAGAAGGGCTACAGGATGACCTTCATGAACAGGAAGGTGTGGAGCAAGAACCACAACGTCTACTACAACAAGTCGAACATGATGTTCAAGACGGAGGTGAAGAAGAACGCGACCAAGTGGGTCTTGAACTTGGTCGTGTCGGCCTCCAGGTTCAAGTCCTTCAAGGACAACGACACGATCATGGCCACCTTCAAGATCTTGACGGACTCGTACACCGTGGACGACACGGTCTTGAAGGACTGCTACATCGTCGACGCGTTCGACGACGAGATCCAGATCAAGGACCTCATCGACGACATCCCGGACCTGATCACCTTGGACAAGATCTTGTTGAAGAACAGCTTGTTGTACGAGCTGAAGTTGACCGAGAAGCAGACGAGGTTCAACAGGGCCCACAAGGAGATCGAGGACAAGTACTCGGTCACCTTGATCAACGAGGCGTTCGGGATGGAGAGCATGAAGTTGAACTTGATGTCGTTGATCCCGTCGTTGGTGGTCACGGACTCGAACTTCGTGATGGAGAGCACGAACGAGGACACCGACCAGCTGGAGATCGGCTTGAACGCCACGAAGTCCGTGATGGAGTCCTTCTTGGACTCCTTGGCCAGGGACGACAACAACTCCAACGAGTACGTCGAGACGAAGTTGTCCGAGAAGAACTCCATCATCAAGCTCGTGGACTACTTGGTCACGGAGTCGATGTCCATGACGATCCAGGTGAACAAGAGGGAGATGAACGAGTACTGGACGTTGTTCAGCAAGGACAAGGAGAGGCAGAAGACGTTCCACAACATGCTGCTGTGGCAGATAAGGAACGCGTTCGACTTCGACATCTCGAACGTGATGTCGCTCATCTTGTACAACTGCATCGTCAAGAACTACATGACCACGGTGAACATCAAGCCCTTGGAGGACTTGAAGTGGCACGGCCCCGAGATCAGG